ACGTCACCGGGTTCACGCCCGGCTATTTCATCAAGGAAGATTACTGGCTCACCATCGTGGACGCGGACGACAATGCGTTTCTGCACCAGGTGGTCGAGACGACGACTGCCGATGCGTCGGGTGATGCGACCATCAGCATCGAGCCGCCCCTGCGCGAAGCGTTCGAAGATGGCGACACGATCGAGTTCGCCCGCCCGTACATCGTCGGCTTTATCGACGGTAAAGACTGGGGCTGGAATGTCCCGGTGAACTGGCTGGTGTCGGTTGGGTTCGTGGTGGAGGAATACAAGTGACCTCCATCGCCCTCACCGGTCTCCTGACGATCGAACTTCCCGAAGCCACCCTACGTTTCTGCGATGGTGGCTTCATCGAATACGGCGGGGAAACCTACCGCTCGTCCGACGACACATTCGGCACGATCGGGGGTGTGCAGCCGCTTTCGGAAGGCGTGGGCGATAGCGTTCCCGCGTTGTCGGTCACGCTCCTGCCGCCGGACGCCAGTGCGGTGGCGGATCTGGCAAAACCGGGGCATCAGACCGCGCAGGTGCAATTTGTGCTGGCCGAATACGATGTCGACGCGGGCACGATCACGTCCTCCGATGTGCTGTTCACCGGACAGATCGACCAGAGTGTGCTGACCGTCGGGAAGGGCAAGCGCGAGCTGGCCATGTCGGTGGTGAGCCTCGCCGAGCGGCTTTTCGAGGGCAACACCGGCAATTCACTCAATCCCACCTGGCACAAATCGGTCTGGTCGGGGGAAACGGGCCACGACAATGCCACCGGTCTTGCGATCCCGGTCGCGTGGGGCGTGGAGAGCCCGGGCCGCGGCGGCAGCGCCCATGGTAGCGGGCGCGGCGGCGGCAGTGGCGGCGGCGGTGAAAACGGCTTCGGCCAGTTCCCCTACCCTCGGTACAACAGGCACTGACCATGCAGAAGTTGCCGGAACTCGAACGGCGCCGCGTGGCGACGGAGCAGACGCTTGCCCGGTATCGGGGCAAAGTTTTCGATTGGTCGAAAGGCATTACCTGCGTCCACCTCGCGCGGTTCCACATGCGCAACATGGGCCACAAGGTCGAAACCCTGCCGCGCTTCCGCAGCGCCGTCGGTGCCAAGCGGTCGCTGAGCGCCAAGGGCTACGGCAGCCTTGGCCGACTGATGGATAGCAAGCTGCCCCGGATCGCGCCTGCGCGCATGCTGCTGGGGGATCTGGCCATGGTGCCGGGCGAGCAGGGGTTGGATGCGCTGTTCGTCTGCGCGGGACCGCTGAAGATGTTCGGTTGGCGCGAGGACGCGCCCGCCCTGGTCTTGCTCAACGTATCGCTTGACGAACTGACGGCGGCGTGGAGGGTCTGAATGGCTAAGGCATTGAAGACTGTGGGCATGATCGCGGGCGCAGCTGCTTTGGCCGTCACCGGAGTGGGGTTGGCGCTCGGAGGTACCGTTGTTCTTGCGGGAACAGGGATTTCCTCGGCCGCTCTACTCTCTGTCGGATCTAGCCTCGCCTTGATCGGCGCGCAGGCCCTCGCCAAGCCGCTGCCCGCGCGGGGCAGTGTCACGCAAATCCTGATCGATCCCGATGCGCCGCAGCCCTACGTCATGGGTGAAGGCTACTTCGCGGGCGTTCTGCGCCACGACACAGGCTATGGTGCCACGCTGAAAAAGGTGCCCAACCCGTACCGCTTCATGCCGGTGGTCTATTCCGGCGGCGGGCCGATCGAGAGCATTTCGCCCCGCACCGACTTCGCCGCGGTTTCGTCCTGGTACAGTGGCTTCCTCTACACCGACACGCAGCTTGGCGCCTGTCCGGAAGCGGACGCGCTATCGCCGCAGTGGGCTGGTACACCGGGGTGGGATTCGTCCTCCAAGATCTCCGGACAGGCTGCAATCGGGTGGTCGCTCAAGTTCGACAAGGACGGCAAGCGGTTCGCTGGCGGGCTGCCAGTCATGGGTGCCTACGGCCAATGGGTGAAGGTTTACGACCCGCGGCTCGACAGCACATTCCCCGGTGGTTCCGGCTCGCACCGGATCGACGACGAAAGCACATTCGAATACAGCGACAACCCTGCGCTTCACGCGGGCACCTATGCCTATGGCCGCTACCAGAACGGCGTCCGCACGATGGGGATGGGCCTTGCCGCCGATGCGATCGACTGGGCTGTTATCGCGGCGTGGGCGAATGTCTGCGAGGCGAATGACTGGACAATGTTCGGAGTGGTGTACGAGCCCGGCGACCGCTGGGCGAACCTGAAGGACATTTGCTTTGCCGGCGGCGCCGAGCCGGTGGCGCTGGGCCAGCTCACCTTCCGCTACCGCGCGCCGGCGACCGCGCTGGACACGATAACCGACGACGACCTGACCGACGACGACCAGAGCGTGATGGCGATGCAGTCGTTCCGCGATCGCATCAATACGGGCATCCCGAAGTACCGCAGCGCCGCGCACAATTGGGAGATGGTCGACGCTGAGCCGGTGGTGAATTCCACCTTCCTCACCGAGGATGGCGAGGAAAAGCGCGAGACCTGGCCCTGCAATTTCGTGACCGACATGGACCAGGCGGCGCAGCTTGTCGCCTATCACATCTACGACAGCCGCGAACTGGCGCCGATCACGCTGACGTGCAAGCCGCGCCTGCGCGCGTATCGGCCCGGCGAGTGTCTGCAGATCGACCTGCCCGAACTGGGGCTGGACACGAAGGCGATCATCCTGCGCCGCGAAATAGATCCGACCACGATGACAGTCCGGCTCGAGTTGATGGGCGAGACGAGCGCCAAGCACGCCTACTGCCTGGGCTTGACCGGCACCGCGCCGCCGACCCCTGCGGTTGGCCAAACCGCGCAGGAGCGTGACGAAGTTGCCGCGGGAGCGACATCGACGGCCGCCCGCCGCGTGGTGGCCAAGACTGAAAACTTCCCTCTGTCGGCCGACGTTGGCGAGATCGATGTAGCGACCTTCGATGCGACCTTGGACGATGGGCGCGAATTGTCGCTCACCGGGACGACGCTCACCACCCTCCAGGACGGGGTCACGGCGCTATCGGACGACACCACATACGCGGTGTTCTGGGACTTGATCGACGAAGAGTTCTTCGCTGTCGCGGAGCCGGCAACCAGCGCCCTGGCTGACAGCACGAACGCCTTCATCGGGTGGCAAACGACGCCCGACAGCGGCGGTACGTACAGCCCGCCGCCCGACGCGCCTCCCGGCTACGGTGGCGGCGGCGATCCGAATTACAACATCCCCTAGGGAGAACACGATGGAAACCCAGCATGGTGACTGGCTGCGGGCGCTCGCCTCGGCCGGAAAGGGCGGCGTGACGTTGCCGCAGATCGACAGGGGGCTTGCCTACGAGCTCGTCGTGAAGATCCCGCTCGATGCGAGTTCAGACAGCTTTTCGTCCTCGCTTCGCGCCGCTCCCGACGCGGGAGACCCCACGCTGGAGGATTTTACCGTCTCGGTCGGTTCTTGGGACGGGACCTACACGCCGGTCACATTCAGCCTGACCAAATCCGAGGTGGTGGGGCTCGATACGTCTGCTCCGGATGCGGATGCAGACGGACTGACCGAGCTCGTCATGGACATCCTGCGCACGCCGAGCGGCGGCGATGAATACCGCTACCTCGGCGGCAACATCTTCCTGAGCGGAAAGGTAACGACCGGTGCCTGAGATCACGATAGTTCACGATAGCAATGAGCGGGTCATTGGCCTCGGCTCCGATGCAACCGAGGCAGCGCGCCAGGCGGCGATCGCGACGGCGGCGGCTTCGGACATCTCGGACACCTCGAGCCTGATCAGCATTCACGACAGCTTGCTGACCGTTCCGAGCGCGGCGAAAGAAGTCTTTGGCGAAACGACCGACCCAGAAGACCTGACAGTGACGTCCGGCCTGGGCGGTGTGGCGGTTATCGTCTATACCACCGCGGCAACGCAGGCGATGCGGACCGTCACCGTTCGCATCAACGCCGATGGCGCAGGCGCGGTAAATATCTTCACCTATTCCCGCACCGGCGACGACCTGACCGCCTTAGCGCGGGCTGATGTTACCTGCGTCGCAGGGATCAATCATTTCGTTCTGGATGAGAGTGACTTCGAGCAACTCACCGGATCGGAGCCGATGCCATCTGGCTGCTTCTTCGGGTTCGCAGGCCAATATGTAATCGGGCTGGCCGCTGGGTCGGCAGCTATGGGCTATTGGAGCGGCGGCTCTGCGTCCGCACCAGACTACACGGACGCCACGGCGGCGGGCACAAATCAGTATTGCGTCCAGTTCTTCGCCACCCCTGCGCGCTCGCAGGTCGCCCTTGCCAAAGGCGACATCGCGCAGACTGTGCCGATCGGAAAGAGCGCAGCGGGCGGTGCCACGACCTTCGCCGGGGCTGGCGTGCAGGTCAACCAGAACTGGCGCATCCCGGCGGGCCTCGACTTTCCGAACGGCGGGTTCTTCGACACCGCCGACATCAACATGAACCAGGCGGGAACGCCCACGGCCTACGTCTATCTCGAAAGCCCGGCGGGCACGTTCACGCCGGTGGCATCGAAGGCGCTATCCGGGCTGACGCTGGGTCAGAATAACGGGGTCAGCGTTGGACTTGCGGTCCCTCCTGGCGGGCGCGTGGGCATCTTTCCGGATGGTGTGGCCAGCCAAACCGGCCAGTGGTCCGGAGGGCTGTATTTCGGCACCACCGAGACCTTCACTGCTTCGCAATCGACTTCGGGAAGCAAGGCACTGGTCACGTTCAATTGCGTGCGTTTCTCGTCGGGCTCGGTCGCGCGGTTGCGCGGGATCCTCGGGCTTTCGGAGAGCGCCGACGGGGCCGAAAGCATTGCGCCATCCGCAGCGCGCCCCGCCCGCGTTCGCAGCGACCTTCTGGCAGGCGCTGCCTATGTCTATCTCGGCTTCCTCGGCCAGTCGAACATCGTCGGTTCGCCATCCGCAGACGACGCTACACAAGTGACGACCCGCGCGGCATACGGGGCCAAGGCGTTCAACTGCGACAGCAATCGCGACACGATCGTTGCGGCGATCCCGGCGAATGTGACCGATGACACGGACGGGCGGGAATACCCCGGCTTCGGCGCGGCGTCCTACATTCGCGAGCGCATGATGGGCGAAGGCGGGCCATCGAACATCGCAGGCGATGCACCGATCCTGACCGGACACGCGGGTAATGGCGGCAAGCCGATTACCGACATGATCGACGGCGGCACCTATTCCGTTCACGCAGAAAGCCAGCTGACGGCCGCAGAGGCGGCTGCAACGGACGAATTCATCCACATGGGCCAGTGCTTCTGGCAGGGCGAGCGGGACGCGGCACTCGCCACCACTCGCGCGACCTACAAGGCGGCGCTGGTAGGGCTGGCGCAGGATTACGACACGAACAGCAAGCTGATTGCCGCGGGCGATTATGCCCGCAACACCTATGTCTGCCAGGTCACGTCGATCATCGGGTCCGAAGGCGCGGACGGGTGGGAAATCGCGATGGCGCAGTTCGAGGCGTGCCGCGACGAACCGCTGCTGTCGCTGGCATTCCCGGCCTACATTCTCGCCTACGAAGACAGCTTACACGCAAGCCCTGTCGGGTCGCGCCGGGCGGGTGCCTATTTCGGACGCGCGGCGGTGACCGGACGCAAGTTCGAGCCGCTGCAGGTGGTCGACAGCTTCGCCGACGGCAATGACATCGTGCTCGTCTACAACCGCGACGACATCGAACTCGATACGTCGACGATCCCGCTGCAGACGAATTACGGTTTCCGCGCCTACAACGGCAGCGATGTCGAGGTCACCTCGCTCGACATTTCGGTGTCAGGCAATGAGGTCCGGATCGGCGTAGGAGCAACCCCGACCGGGTATAGCTGGTCCTACGGCAATATCACCTCGGCGGGCATCCCCAACTACACCGGCGGCGCGGGGAACCTGCGCGACAACGCGGGCGATACCGATATTTTTGAAAGCTGGCCGCTGTACAATTGGGCAGTCTGCCAAGAGGGAGACCTCTAGTGGCGCGCGCGCCGCAACAGCCAATTGAACAGGCGCCTCAGCGTCTCGCGGGCGGACTCGCCTTCGGGCTCGTGGCCGCCGGGCATCTCGTCGCTGAATGTTCCACCTATCGACATGCCCAGCATCATACCGCAATCGAAGGGGGCGCGCAATGACCCGCGTCCTCGCCCTCATCGGTGTCATCTGGATCGCCGTCACGCTTGAGCGTCACCGGCAGTTCTGGGCAAGCGCGAGGTTGTGGTGATGTTCGGGGGCATCGACAATCTCGCCGACACATGGCGCTGGTGGGGCGCGATGGGGGCGGCGCTGGCGATCTACCCCGTCGGCAAGTGGCTGATCACATTCAACCCCAAGACGACGCCCTATTTCAGCGACACCGCACGTTGGATTTTGGGGCTTGGGCTGCTCGCCTCGCTGTTGGCGATCCTGATCGCGGGCGCGCTGATCCCCTGGGCCAGCGACGGGCGGATCGAGAGCTTTACGCGGGACAGCGCGATCTACCGGCACGGCATGGCGGTGGCGTGGCTGTTCTGGGGATCCTGCGCATGGATCAGCGCGATCGGGTTCGCTGCGAACCGCAGGCCCATGATTGTCGCCTCCGCTCTCTGGTGGTGGGCGGTGTTCTTCGCGCTGCGCGAAACGTCGGGAGCCATGTTGTGATCACTGCATCCGCCACCGCCAAATATGCACCGCCTTTCGTCGCCGCACTGGCGGCAGTCGACTGGCGACTGGCCGGGGGAATCGCATTCGGGTTCGCGGCCGGTTGGGCAGCGCGAGCTGCCGTGCAGGTATCGAAGCGCGAATCCTCGGCGCTGATCTGGCGCGACTTGCTGGTCAGCCTGCTCATTTCGGGCGGGTGCCTGCTGTTGGTCTTGCTGGCGGTCGACTGGTTCGGCCTCGATGAGCTCGGCGCGGCGGTG